TTAGCCGTCCCATCTAGTTGGACTACGTTCCCCGCCAAGGTGCCCACGTCCTCAGCTGCCGCTGTCCCTAAGGTGGGCGTCCCTGTGAGGTCTGAGTAGGCGCCTGTGGTCGCTACTGTGGCGAGCGTTGGCGTTCCTGTGACCTCAGAGTAAGCCACCGCTCCTGACTCCCAATCGCCTGAGGTGGAGTTGTACTTGATCACGTTGGTATTGCTTGGAGCTGCCGCGCTCACGTCTCCAATGTCATCAAGAGCCGCGACGCTCGCGCTGACTGTGCTGTTCTCCCACTCGCCTGACGTGCCGTTATAGACCAGCGCCTCACCATTTGATGGGCTCGAGATGCTCACACCATTAAAACTCTCAAGCCTAGTCGCTGTAATCTCTTGTAGGGAGCTCGCCCCAACCCAAACAAATGATCGCGCCTCAGATACCTCAACGGTGAAGCTTGTCACAGAGGAGCCAGAGAGCAGACGTACAGTAGGGCAGTTGATCACTGCTTGACCTGTAATCTGAGAATTAAAGAAACTGACGACACCACCAATTGCCGCGCTAGTGGCAGAAGGTAGTGTGATCGGGTTAGATGAGCCAGCTAAGGCTATATCATAGTGCTGTCTGCGGTTGTCAGTGATCTGTGTGAGCGTAGCCCCAAGGGTAGTAATCTGCGTCTTATAAAACAGAGTTCCGTTTGGCAGATTGGTGAGCTGTGAGCCGTCAACCGCTGGGAGCTTAGCCGTTCCATCAAGCTGGACCACATTCCCCGCGCTTGTCCCTACGTCCTCAGCTGAGGCTGTCCCCAAGGTGGGCGTCCCACTCAGGTCAGAGTAGGCGCCTGTAGTCGCCACAGTTGCGAGCGTTGGTGTCCCACTCAGGTCAGAGTAGGCGCCTGTGCTCGCCACAGTCGCGAGCCCTGAGATGTCAGCTGTTGAGAGGGTGACTGCGCCTGTACGCCCCGCCACGCTCGTCACGCTGTCGGTGTTGTCCACCTTGTCAATCTTGGCAGGGTCAAGGGTGCCACCCATGTCAGCGTTGATGAGGAGGTGGTCACCCACCGCCCATGTCTGCCCTTGGTAGGTTCCCGCCACGCTGATGATATACAGGTCACCCTTGGTGGCGTTGCTCAGGTCAGCAGGTGAGGAGGCGTCAAAAGTGCCTTGATAGGTCACGCCACCAACTACAGCGGCGTCTACCACGCTCTTGGTCTTAGCTGGGGTCATCGCTGTGAGGTCATTGGTTCCCGCTGTGGCCTCTGCTGAGGTTGCAATCCTGATCTTCCCTGAGACTGTCTCAGTTGCGTCAGGTACTGAAGCGGCGCCCGCTGATGGAGGAAGGAATAGAACAGACATGATGGAGCTCCTTAGATAGCGCTAAAGCCAGCGATGACACGGACTGTGTCAGCGGCGTCATTCTTCTTGTATGCGATGGTGAGGACTGACGTCCTCAAGGTGCCAAGGTCATCTGAGAAGATTTGACCCACAGCGATCTCATTGGTGGTGGCGTCCCCTGCACCTGTGCGCGCTCGATACTTGATGAACATCACATCAGAGCCCTCATTGGTGAAGCCAATCCACTCAAAGGCTAGACCTGAAGCACAAGCGCTCCCTGTGGTGACGTCAATGAAGTCAGCTGAGGTGAGGTCATTCCAATCTGTGTTGGAGACGCCTGAGAGGTCGATTGAGCCACGAATGGAGCCGCTAATAATGGGCTCAGTCACTTTGAGTCTAGCCATGATTTAATCCTCGAAATCTTCTGAGAGTAGGCGGTAAATGTGAGCCACGCTATCCATTGAGCGCTGACGCTTGATGACACCCTCAATCCTGCCCTCTGGCCCCTCACCGTGGGCGTTCCCCTCATAGGTGTCGAACAGTCCCAAGTCATCAGGTGATGACACTACTAGGACAATGTGATTCCCCTGAACAGGTGAATGGTCATCTGAGGTGAACACAGTCACAATATCTCCAGGCTGTGGCTGTTCCCCATCCCTACACCTTGAGGTCTTACCCCATGAGCTCCACATCCTGTAGCAGCTTGGAAAGATCTTTTGACGGATTGAGGGGAGCACAGACCGCCCATAAGCAAAGGCAGCGAACGCCCCACACCATGAGAACTGACCATTCTTGGTGTAGTCAGCCTCCCAGCTCCACCCAATCCCCTCTGAGCTCTTGATGTAAGTGTTTATCCTCTGCCAATCACCGCCATAGTTTGGCTCTGTGACGTTACGCTCCCACTCTGCCTGTGCTCTATCGAGCGCCTCACGGCTCTGAGGTGAAGCGTAGACTGTGCGCTCAGGGCGTGAGTCTACCTCAAGCGCCTTGAGGTCTAACCCCATTTGAGAGATAGCGCGGTGGAGACGCCTAAGCTCATGCTCATAGCTCTCCTTGATGTCAGCCACCATGAGCTTGAGCTCTTTATTTTCCGTCTCTAGTTGGGCCTTGGTTTTGCTCATTTAGCTGTACCTTTGCGCTTCTGTATTTGAGCCTAACACAGGCGGGCTAGTGTCGCTAGCTAGATAAGCGTCAGCCTTATGGTGTGTTGAGGCGCTTGTGTAGATAGTGGGCTCAAGGGTTCCACCTGTGACTGTGACCCCATGAGACGCCGTGAAGGTGATCACGTTCCCCGATATGCTGTCAATAGTTAGCCCTGTGATGGCGTTGTCATGGTCCCCCCTTGGTAGGTAGTCCACCACATCACCCGCTTGGAAGAAGCTCACATCTCTTGATGTGGTCCCATAGCTGAAGTTGGCCACCTCTAAGCTAGTGGCTGACCTGATGACTGTGACATCTGCTGAGGCGTTCCATGCTACAGGCTTGGTCCCTGTATGGATGATCTCAATCTGTGCGCCCTCACCCATGAGCTCTTGGTGGATAGATTGAATCATTCCCACCCCATTGGTGACGCCCCACTCATCCCCATAGCCTTTGAGGAGAGGTGAGCTCACGTCAACATAGGCGCCCACATCCAGGAGGATGCTTTGACCTGTACCAATCGAGCCACGCCACAGCCTCAGAGGATTGCTCAGGAGGTTCCATTGACGAGCGACCACAGGGAGGAAGTAGCCAAGCGTGTCACCAAGGGAGCTCCCCAAGTCCCTGTCAGTCAACCCATACAGGTCAAGGCTAGTCCGTGAGCGCTCGCCACCATAGCGGTTGATCGCCTCCTGATTATTGAGGATGACCTCAGACCCAAAGCGCTCCTCTTCTGTAGACCATTGGAACCTCACCACAGTCTGGGTCACTACGTCCTCATAGATTGACCAAGTGGGTGGCTGATCTTGATGCCAATCACCCGCCGCTATAGTGGCCACCGCCTCAGCTGAGCGCTCAGCGCCGATAGGCTGAAGGGTGAGCTTAGAGCGCCCATTAAGGTCACGCTTCATTATCAATGCACAGCTCATGGCCTTGAGCATGGAGTCAATCACGTCACGGATGGCCACCCCATCACCTGAGATGGCTCCTGAGAAGGTAAAGGCGCTTGTTCCATCATAGGTGAGGAAGCTGGCCTCATCTATCTCTGTGGAGGGGATAGCAAGGCCAATGCTGTAGACGTCATAAGTCCCAAGCTTGGAGTCACCTCCACCGCTCTCAAGGAGCTTGAGGATGATCTCACCAGGGCGCTCCTTATCGAACAGCGCCCCGCCATAAATCTCAGCGCGCTCAGCGTCAGGCCAATCACCAAAGGAGCTGACCAAGTCCCAATCTTGAGCAGGGTCAAGGTGGATGATGTAGCCTACTGTGGAGCTGTCATAGGTCGCCGTGGTTTGGTGGGTGGCCTTGAGCCATTGATAGCGAACCTCCTCAGCGCGGCGGTCTACATACTTGACTTGGATGTCATAGCTCTCACCCGCTGTGGCGCTCGCTGGCAAGCCAAGCCCACTCTCTACCAAGATGGTGAGCTCACGCCATTGATAGTATCCAAGGGCAATCCCCTTGATGGGATAGCTTTTAGAGCGCTGTGTGCTGTCATCAGCACAGGCCAAGGTTCTAGTCACCACTCTGCGGGTGGTCCCTGTCCTATGGTCTGAGCTAAATCTGTTCTCAGAGTCAGGCTTCCTAATGTCGAGAGGGTACCAGAGGCGGTAGCGTGTCCACAGAGGAGGACGTGGGCCAGCTGAGTCCCAATATCGAGCGCGAGGCTCAATATCAGTCAAGCTCCCTTGGCTCAGGATAACTCTTGGTCTGAGCCCATGAGGATCATCATTGGGTGAGACTGTGATCATCCCATCAGCGCTGAGCTGCCACCTAGCCCATGAGCCATCATATCCTGTTACATATTCAGACTCATTTAAGAGCCCATCAATCACAGCATCAGGCCACGCCTTGACCTCATTATCACCAATCTCAAAGCGCTTGACCTCAGCCTCAGAGTTAGTCCTCACACGGATATAGGTGCTAGTTCCTGATGTGTTGTAGGTGGTATAGGTGGCGTCATAATTCCAAAAGGAACCGCTCCCGCTTGTCAGATAAAAGACCTGTTCTGTGCCACCCTCATAATTGCCCTCAAGCCTTGGATAGCGTGGGTGGTTCCCATCTGTGTCTGGGTCTACACCCTTTGGCCCTGCCAGCCAAAACAAGTCAAGGTCATCAGGTGAGCCGTCAAATATCTCAAGAGAGGGAGGGACTGTGGTTGGGTCAATGGTGGCGCGCTCAATATAGTAATCGACCCCACCATCCTTGAGACTCACAGCCCACTCCATGTAGCTCCCCTCACTCCCATTATAATAGTGGAAGCCTTGAAGGAGGTGGGTGGTGTTGCGCCCCCTCTCTGTGATCGGCCCATCTAAGAGGGCGATGATAGGCGTCAGGCTTAGGGTGACTGTGCCACCCTCCTCAACCACAGGTGAGGAATCAAGGAAGCCATTGACCACTTGGGTGAAGTCAGACAGGCCACCATCAGGGAGCTCCTGAGCTACCCAGAGAGAAGCGCGCCGACCTCTAAAAGTGGTGATGGCTGTGGCCACCTCAGGGACATTGGTCCCACCCTGAGTGATGAGGTGGGCTTGACGTTGTGAGCGACCCACAGCGCGCTGATCAAACGTGAGGCGGTCACCGCCAGCTATAGGGGTGACCCCTGTCACCTTGATCGTCTCAGCGCCTATGTGAAACAGCGCGGGATAGGTAACGCCTGATACTGTGGTGTCAATGTCCACAGTCCCTGAGTCTGTGGCGTATAGAATCTCTGAGGTGACTTGAGCCCTGAAGGGGGCTGACGCTCGAGCGCCACACCTTCCAAAGATAGTGGCGGGATCATTGACGCCACCCCTCAGCCTGTCGCTTGCCAGGGTGACTGTGAGCGCTCCATAGGTGGCCACCCCTCCTGAGGGGTCAAGCTGTGAGCTGTAAGCGCCTACGCTAACAATGGCCTCCACGTCCTCATAGGCTATCCCCACAGCGATGGTCCCTGAGAAGTTGGCGTCTGTAGGGTCAAAGCCTCCTGAGGTGTAGCGCACAGGAAGCCCCGCCACCTCTAAGACAAACACCCGCCGCGCTCGATCATCCGTGATACTCATTAGGCCTCCTGGTAGATGTCAAACAAGTGGACCGCATAAATGATGACCTCCTCAGCTGTCACCCTGACAGCGAGCTCATCACCTCGATTGGCTGGCGGTATGTAGAGAGGTCGCGGGAAGGTGGGAGCGCTCAACCCTCCACTTGGGAAGGTGTAGAGGCGTGAGCCTGTGTTGACCCTGTTGACCCCTGTCAATTCTGAGCGCTCAGCAATTTGGATTTGATTGGGATAGGTGAAGATACACCCCTCATCAATCTTACTCCCAATAGAACCCCCGCTTATCTCGTAGAGCTCAACAAGGATGTTGGGACCATTTAAGGCATCAGGGTTAATGTGTGACGCTCCATAGATAATCTCAACCCCAATCCACTCTGAGGTGGGGAGGCTAAAATAGAAGAAGTCAAAGTCCTCAGTCTGGCCTTTAGTTGGTCCAAGGACTGACCCTCTATAGATCGCTGCCTTCTTATATGTCGTAAATTGTGAATAAAATGTTGAGTGCCCCACATGATAGAATCCCGCTGACCTAAACTTGACTTGATTTAGATTCTTCAAGCTCATAGCCATCTGAGCTACAGGGGCTCCCATTGTAATCACACCATTATGACAAGCTTGAACTGAGGGGAGAGGTTGAAAATTAGTAGGTGTTGCCATGTCTCACACTCCCCAAATGCAGAGGCCTTGAATGTATGGGCGAGGAGGAGAGCCAGGGACGCGAAAGTCAACAAGGTTGCTCCAATTCTCTTCAGCGTTATCCAACCCTGCTCTATACACACTCAGGTTATAGAGCTGACTCATTTCCTCATCAGGATCAGGCCTAGCTGTGATGCTGTGGGCGCTCCATCCATTAGCGGTCGCTGTGATCTCTTGACCCATAATCACAAAGGTCACTGAGGGATAGGTGGCGCTAATGTTGACCATCTTAATCCACACCTTGATGGTGTAGTCATTCCCGCTCTCAAAGGCCTCATAGGGTACATACACAGGGCTAAATAAGACCTCAACATCTCCAACGCCCAAATAAATAGCGGGCGCTGCGTCTGAGGCTGAGGTGGGAGCGTTTAGCAGATTATCAACCCCGCTCCATGTGGTGTAGACCATAGGACGCTGTCTAAGCGTCTCAACGTTCTCAAGCATGTCCACACCCCATCGAGCGCTGAGCGGGTAATCATTCCCCACCCTGTTGAGCCCAAAGGGTGTAAAGGCGTTTGAGTCAGCATCAAGCTTGACCCCCGCGCTGAGTGGTGACGCCTTAGCCACCCAATGAGCGGCCAGCGTTCTTATCTCATGGTGGTTGGGTGTCCCTGTGGTGTGCTTCACCTCAATTGATAGCGTGGCATAGTTGGCTGTGGGTGTAGAGGTCACAGTCAACGTCTGCTCGATGATGTGTGGGCCAGCTCCTGTTGAGAGCGTCTCAGCGGTGTAGACGTCTGAGCCAATGGTCAGCGTTGACCTTATGCCCCCTGGTCCTAAGGCTATCAGGTGAAGGTGTAGCTCATAGTGGTCAAGCGTGATTACAGGGATGACATATTCAACCATTGGCTGATAGGTGGTTCCCTGTTGATTGAATTGACCCTCAGCCCACGCTTGGCTCAAGACATTGTGAGTCCCACCATGAGCATATAGATAATTCGCTGTGTCACTCATAGCTGTGACAGCCCCCTCACCTATGACCTGACCCGCCACCACGGTCACCTCATCAGCGAGCGTGGGAGGTGTTGTGAAGCTGTTACTCATAAGTGCTCCAATCTCAGGCTGACAGGTACACGCCTTTTCAGTGAGCCAAAGGCGAGGTCATAGGAGGCGGTCACAATCGAGCACCTGAGCCGCCCTTGGTCACCATTGTCCTCAGATGTATAGATGAGGTCATAGGGCTCCTGTGTGAAGCTGATCAAAGCTGACCTAAGCGAGCGCCTAGAATCACCCCACCCTTGGTAGAAGTTGACCCGCTCACCATTGGAGGCATATGGGACAAAGCTATCAGTGAAGTGGCGGTACAGGTCACGGACATCTAGCAAGGCGTCGAGGTCAAAGCTCAGCGCGCTTGTGGTGTAGGTGCCAATGAGGTTCGAGGTGTAGCCCCCGCCAATCTTACGGCGCGCTTGGGTCACACTCTCCACGCTGTAGTGGTGATCTTGGAAGGGTCTTGAGGGGAGGAGCGCCCCAGGCATGGGATTAGATGCCACGATACGCGCCACATAGTCTGTGGCTGTTGAGCCCATAGCCTCAGCGTCCTCACGGCCATTGAATCCAAGGCGATCTCTGAAGCTAGTATCAAGCCAGCCGAAAAGCCCTGTGCTCATGTACCACACCTCAACGTGTCCCTCATCGTTGAGAATCCACCTAATCTCTTGACCCGCTTGATCCCTGATGAGCTCCTCAAGACAATCTGTGGGCGCTAGATCATCCACGTCACCTGAGCCACGCTCTCTCAAGGTGGTCACTACGTCCTGAGAGGGCCATGGCCTGTTTTCAGCTGACCTGAAGGCGTCAAAGCTAGTCCCTAACAGATTGTCAAACTGATAGCGCTCACCACTATAGACGCCGCGCGTCCAATCCGCTGAGGCGGTCACGCTAAAATTAGCCCCATCCACCACAGCTGTAGAGGTGCCAAGCCCTAAGACATCAGCATCAAGGGGGGTCACTCTAAAAAGAGCGTCTGAGGTGATCTTGATTCTATCGTCCTCTGTGAGCTCCACAGACCAGGTGGTGTTAAAGGTGGCTAATGTCCCCAAAGCCTCCTCAAGCGTCCCCATAGCGTCTGAGGGTGTGGTGTCTCCCACGCCACGCCCATTGAGGAAGAAGAGCCCGTCCTCATACACTCCCCCTCCTGTGGCGTATGAAGGAAGGCTGACGTCTGTGGCGTTGTAGCGTACCACGTCAACCCCTGCCCATTGGCGAGCATCAAAGGCAGCCAAGAGGCCGAAGTTGGGAGCGGGTGTGTTATATGGCATGGGTTCACCTCATCCTCTGTGCAAAGCGCGCCATCCCTCTGGGGTTGCGGTTGTAGGTTTGAACAATGTCATTGACCATGGCTCGACGCGCCGCCTCTTGGGTGTCATATATCACAGCGCCACCGAAGTTGATATTGACCACTGTTGATGAAGTCTCAGCCTGTTCACGCTGTGGAGCGCTCGCCACCTGTGGAGCTCCTGAAGGTGAGGCGGTTGTCCCACCACCTCCACCGCCACCACCTACACCAAGCGCACCCGCGCCAGCTCTAGCAGCCACCGCCGCCGCTGTGAAGATGCCAGCGCTCTTGGCGTGAGCCGCCGCCGCCGCTGGGTTGATAAAGAGGGCGGCCAAAGCCTTAGCGCCTTCCATGAGCGCCCTCACCCCTGACTCAATGGCGAGCCCCTTTAAGACCTCACCCGCCGCTTTCTTGAATCCCTCACCAAACAGGAGGGCTGACACACCCGCCTCAGCCAAGCCCTCTCCATAGTGCTCAATGGTAGCGCCCACCATATCAAGTAGCTCCTTCTGAGCTGCTATCTCAGCCTCAAGCGCCTTCCTCCTCGCCTCAGCCTCACGCTCAAGCGAGCGCTGACGCTCAGCGTCCATTCTCTCCATTCGGGCGAACTCTTTAGCCTCAGCCTGGTCCATGATGGTATTGACCTCTAGCTGATACTGCTTTTGGACAATCGCCCGCTTCATGGCGTCATCCTTGGCAAGCTCAAGCCCTGTCTCATAACGCTCACGCGCTAGGGCTAGAAGCTCATCATCCCCCTCCTTAGTGAGCTTGATCTTGAGCTGATTGAGCTGGCTCTGTAGGAGGGTCTGACGTGTCTGCTCAGCTTGAGCCGCGCGGGCTCTAGCCTTGCTCATCTCCTCGAGGCGCTTGCGCTCAGCCTCGCTCGCCTTTTTGTCAGCCTCAGCGAATTGACGCCTCGCCTTGGCTGATGACGCTCGACCTATAACATCAGCCTGATTGAGCTTTTGGATAGCTTGGGTCTGCTCATCAATGGTCTTGATGAGCTCAGCGCGCTCCATATCCTCAGCGCGCCTCGCCACCTTGGAAGCGTCAAGACTGATCTGCTCTTTAGTAAAGGCGAGCACTAAGGCGTCACGGCTGTATATCTCCTCTTGGGCGATTTGTAAGGTCTTTAATCTTTCAGCGTTTTCTTTGACCTTGGCTTTAAGGTTATCCGTGGTGTTTTCCTCAAGCTCCTTCTCTTGCTTTGACGCCTTGGCGATAAGCTCAAGGTTCTGCTGTAGTGGACCCTGAAGGGCTTTGAGACGCTTATTGAGAGCGCCTTGAGCCTTATCACGCTCCATCTCAGCCGTGGTCAATCGCCTACGCGCCGCCAAGCCCTCCTCAGATAACTTTAAGCCCTTAGCCTCTAGCTTATTGAGCTCATCTTGAGCCTTGCCAACAGCGTCAAGTGACTCAGTGTAGGCCTCCATTTGTGGGCGGCTCTTTTCCACCTGCTTCTGTAGGAGCTCCTTGGCTACCTGAGACTGTAGCGTGACCTGAGTGAACTTGAGGAGGGCGCTAGTAGTTGGGATCACCCCACCCTCAGCGAGCGCTTCAAGCTTTGAGGTGAGGTCAGCTGAAGCGGCGGCCATAGCCTCCTGGCGGTCCTCAGCCTCCTTAGCTGCTCCGCTTAGCTGTCTAAAACCTTCATATAGACCCGCCACCGCTGTGGTGACCAAGCCAATAGGCCCAGCCAAGCTGAGGAAGCTAGCAGCTCCACCTTGACCCAAAGCGCCCACAGCGCCCTTGAGTGACTTGACCGCCTCAACGCTTGAGCCCACAGCGTCAGACATGGTTGACAGCCCCTCACCAATCTGAGCGCTGCTCTTGTCCATGATCTTGGTGACACCCTTGAAGCCCTCGCCCACATCCTTGGCGCCCCCCTTCAGTTTATCTAGCTGTTTGGTGACGTCCTTTTCACCTTTGAGCTCAACCTCGATTTGGATTGTATTCTCAGCCATGTTGGGCCTCCTGTAGAGCTTGCTCACGCTGCCTGAGTGCTAGCTCCTCTGAGTTGTAGTGTAGCACGTCAAGCGCCTCGATTATTGCACAGGTGGGACGCGGATAGCTAGATGCTATCGAGCTGAGCCCTTGCCTGTGTCTGTGATAGACCTCAATGATTGAGGCCATTCTGTTCTGATCAGCGATGGGACATGACCTGACCTCAAGGTCAGCAAAGCCCCCGCCACAGTTTGGCGCGACACGATAACCAGGGACAAACAAGCCCCGCTCATCACGCTGAGCGAGGGGAAGCCCCTCCTTAAATGGCCCGCCACAATTCCCACGCTGACGCCTCAACGCAGGGCGCGCCCTGCATTGGTCACAGCTCCACCCGCGCCCCCCGCTGTTGGCAAGCCATACAGAGGACGCGAGCGCTATTTTCCCCGCTGACCTAAGAGGCTCATCCGTTGAATGTGTTGCACTAGCTCAGAGATGACCTGAAGCCTATGAGCCTCAGGCTTGATCAGATCAAGCTTCCCCTCAGCTGGCTCACCATCAATGCTGATGAGCGCAACCTTGACCATCTCCACAAACACCTTATTGAGATAGCTTTGATATGAAGCGAGCGCCTCACGCTCATCCTCTTGGAGCTCATGATGCCATCTCGCCTTAGCCCTCTCCTCATCAGGAGCCTCAAGCCATAAGAGACGCCCAAGCTCAGAGCGGGTGTAAGCGCCCGCCTTGACCTCAGCTGTCTCCCTGTCGCTAGGTGAGAGCGCCTTGAGAGTGAACACAGTAGCGCCCTCGCTCCCTCCAAGGTCTGAAGGTTCACCGCTCAAAATGTAGGCGCTCACCTGCTCAGGAGTAGCCTCCACAGCAGGGTCACAAGTTACCACCACGTCAAGGGTGAGGTCAGAGTCTGGGAGGAAAGAGAGCGCCATGTGTTTTAACCTTTGCCTAATGCAAGCCTAAAGGGACTATTCCAAGCCTCATATGAGCTGTCATCAATGTCACCGCCAAAGCGTGAAGCCTTGTAGGTGAGTTGCTGTCTGACGATGTCATTTCCGCTTGGGTCATATTTGGAGGGGTCCACAGTAAGGTAAGCCGCAGGGATTTGGAAGGCTCCACCCTGACCATTAGCCAATGGACCAAAGCCCACTAACACCTGACGAAGCGTTCTATTAAAGAAGTCATTATTGATGGTGGTGTTGACGTTGCTCAAGGTGAGCGTGAGCTCCACGTCAACATCAGTCACCTCCATGTCACTCATGGCCAGGATGCTGTTAGAGTGACCCTTTGGCGTGAGGGTGTTGGTGACTGTGAGGGTGAAGTCATCCACATCAAGAGCGATACGTCCCAGAGTGTCACCTGTTGAGGCGTCAGTCAGGGAGGTGGGTGACCCGCTTGAGATGACAGCATAAGAGCCACGGAAGAAGCAGGGCGCTCCGCTGTTATAACTTGGCTCGACAGGTCCAACCGCTGAAGCATGGTCATCTTGAATGAGCGCCGCTTGATAGGTGAGGTCAGCCATAACACGCCCATTGTCTAGGCTCAGAGTCATGCTCTCCAAACGACATCCATAAGCGTATGAGCGGAAGTTGACCCCATCCACACGGAAGCTGAGGGAGTAGCGCGTTGTACCCAGCTCAGTGGTCTGCTGTGGCGCGTACCATGTTTGAAGGAGCTGAGCGGTGGGCGTCCCTGTAAAGCCTGAGCTAAAGGCAGGGCTTACAGTCACATCACCCGCCACGTCTGTATCAGTTACAGCGCTATACTCAGCGCGCCCATTGATGTCTACACCAATCAAGCCACCTGCGATGTAGTTTGAGCCTGTGGTGGGTGTGAACGTGTTGACGTCAGAGATGGCGGTGATTGAGTCTGTCCCTGAGGAGCTGTAAGCAGACTTGAACCCACCAGCTAGGAGCTTGCCTAGGTAGTTAGTCTCATAATTGGTGAGGGAGCTCCCCACAGTGGTGAGGTCAAGCCTGAGGGTGACTTGACCAGTGCGACGTCGAACACGGGAACCGCTTGCCCATACTGTGTCTGGCTCAGGAGCGTAGCCAAAGGTACCATCCCTTGCATCGTTGCGCTCGCTGACCACAGGGTCACCATAGACAATGATTGGGTCACGCTCACATGGGATTGAGGTGAAGGAGAGGCCACTGTTATCAGGGAGGCCTGTGGTTGAGCTGAGTGAGCCAAAGGAGCTCTCAACAGCCACGCTTAAACTTCTGTGGGTCACGCTCATAGCGCCTCCAAATAAAGCAGGTCAAAGGGGAAGGTTAAGACCAAGGCCATGACCTCAGAGGTGGGGTCAAGGATTGGCTCTGTGGTTGGCTCACCAGGAATCAATGAGACGATACCTGTAGAGCTGAGATTATACTGTGGGCCTTTGAGGGTGACCATGAGTGAGGCGGCGTCCTCAGCTATCATCCTCTCCATAAAGTGGAGCTCACCAATATCATAGCGCACCCTCAGGTTAACTGTGGCGCGCCTACGTCCACTGATGCCAGCCTCACCATCATCAATAGCGAACGTCTCAAGCCTGAGCTCGAAGAAGCGCGTGGTGTGCTGATGAGCCTCAAGCGGTCCCACACGCCCTGAGCTGTTAATACTCACAAAGCCATGGTGAGAATCAGTCTTGGGGAGGGTGGCCTCTATTTGGCCTTCTAGATAATCGAGCGCTGAATAGATGCCTTGGCTCATTTGCTCCCCCTCTTGATCTTCTTTGTGATCTCAGCTTGTACCGCTGAGACTAGCACATTGACATCTCTTGGAGATAGACCAAGGAATTCACGCTGAGCGTTGACCTTGTAGCCATAGCCTCTGACCTCCTGAGTGAGGCCAATGATGAAGAAGCTGTCTGTGGCCTGAAGTACCATGAGGTTATTGAGAAGCGCCCCGCTAAGGGTGAGGTCCACTAGGGCGCTCGAGCCCACAAAGTGCTCTCTGCTCTCACTCTTATACTCTCTATAACCACCCTCATAATAGACTGAGCGACCTGAGCGCGACACCCTCCCACCCTTTGGCTTTAGCCTTGCCCCTCTGTATGGAACATAGATGGGGTTGGTTGAGTAAGGCGCAAAGGGTCTACCATTAGCATCCACCCCCCTAGTGGTCCTCAGCTTGATGGCCGCCAAGGTATTCTGCGCCAAGCGCGCGCTATCCTTAGCAGTCCACAGCGAGGTGGGAAGGTTGAGCCTGACCTTGGCGGTCATGTTAGTGCCTCATCCCACGAGTAGGGACAAAGGTTGAGTCATAGGCTGTCTTGGAGTAGGAGCTCCATGAGGCTCTGAGGTCGCGCGCGCTCCCTCCCTTCTTAGCCACATCTAGCTCAGTATCATCTACCACGTTGTCACCATCGCGGTCTAAGGCCAATGACCTGAGGCTGATGTCCATGAGCTCCTGACAGCGCTGTCTCATTAGGTTGGCGTTATCAAGTTGATTCACCATCTCATACACCCGCGCCGCTGTGCAGTAGGCGTGAGCGTTGAGGAATGAGCCAGCATTAAAGACCTCATCCTCTGTGACCTCTGGCTCATCCTTGAGATGATCACGGACCACCAAGACCACCTCAGCCAATGCCGCCTCAATCTGAGTCTCAAATGAGCTTTGACGGCGTGGGAGCATGTCAGCGAGTTGAGGGAATTGACCCACGAGCTCATCATGGCTCAGTCCTGTATCAAATGGGCGTGGTGTGACCTTTAGAAGCCCCTTCTCAAGCTTGGTCTGTGTCTGCTGTCCCATGTCGAGCGTATAGCTAACTTGGATGGGATAATAGCCTGAGGTGTTGGTGATGACTGAGGGGATGGTCCCATAGTGCATCCCAAAGACAAGATCAGCCGTCTCACTCATGTCTACCTCACGCGGTAGAGGCTCAGCAAGAATGGCAGTAGTCCCCACCATCCTCACCACAGTCACGCTGTAGATGCTGTCACCATCAGTCACAAGGTAAGCCTTGAGCTGATCAGCTTGGAGCGCTGTGGCTTGGCTGTTGACTGTGAGCGTTCGCCTATCGTTGGCGATAGCTGAGACTGTGGCATTGGCGCGTGTCTGAGTGAGGGTGACAGGCGTGGAGCTCCCCACAGTCATCACAGCTGACCCGCTTAGAGGACCAGGCGCTACCCACTCATAAACTCTAGTTTGACCTGTGACCGTCTTAATCATCTAGCGCCTCCTGCGTTTGCTTTGGCTATATCCTGAGCCGTGGCCTTCTGAAGCCCCGCCGCTTCCATGAAGGTATCTGTGATGGGTGACCAGCTGTGTCTACAATTATAACCGCCACCGCTAATCTTAACAGGCATGCCCTGCCCATTGTCTAGCTTCCTCATCTGCTTCTCATCTACCACCTTGTTAATAAGGGGGCGACAGAAGGAGCGGGTGATGCCATCGCGCGGGCCTGTGTAGAGGTAGAGGTCTAGGTCATACGCTTCAGCCGCTTTAGCTGTGACTGTGCGCCCATAGTTATTGAGCTGAGTCCTAGCCTGTGTCAGCTGTGTCCCTGTGCTCTGCTCAAGGCGCTGATTCAATGCGTCAATGGCTTGGCTCATGGGAACATTTACAGTCATGCCTTGGAGAGCGCTCCTCACAGCTGTGAGGGTGTCAGGAAGGATGACATCTTGAAAGACCTGATCAGCGGTTGCAATCTGCAAGGCTTCAAGGTCAGGAACGTCAGAGGCGCTCGCCCCTGAGATAATCACTTGGAGGGTGTCAATCGCCACCTCAGTGATTGCTTCTTGTGCTGTGATAAAGTCCTCAACCGCCAACCCCATCCCGCTCCTGAGTATGAAGTCAAGGAGCTGGTCCCTTGGTAGGGCTAGGAGCTGGTCAGCTGAGGTGAGCTCAACGGCGGTCTGTAGGTTGGCCACCGTCTCACGCTGAGCCCGCTTCAAGTCGCGCTTGAATTGGTCCTCAGCCTTGATCAGAGCCTCAAGGCTCTTGATCTTCGCTTTGACGATCTGCCCATATGGTCCCTTTAAATCACGAAGCTGAGCCTTCAGGTCATCGAGCGCCTTTTGATCAGCGCTCGGACCTTCAGCCAATGCTACATGAGAGCGACCACATGAGCAGACCACGCCACCCTCTTAGAGGCAGTCCGTGAGGACGAAGCCAAGGTCACCATCAACGACCTTGAAGAGGTGGCTCATGTCAGCCCAAACGTTGCGCGCGGTGAGGTCAAGCTTGTCGTACTGACCCGCCTTCATCGCCTCGAACTCAAGGTTGACTGCGGCCACAGGCATCATGCGAACACCATTACGGCTCTGGATGCTGTCTGAGCCGTGGAGGATACCCATGAAGATGCTGTCACCTGTCCAGATGTAGCTCTCTGAGCTTGCAGCGCCAGGTACAGCGGTGTCACGACGAGCTGCGCCAACGTGAATGTTGGGGATACCAAGGATGTCACGGAGGACAGAGATCACAGCCTCATCAGAGAGGAGGAGTGAGCCACCGCCAGCCACACCCTGTGAGCTGTCACCAAAGTAGCCACGAAGCTCACCTGAGCGAGCAAGGCTACGGAAGACCTCACGACCCAAGACGAGTGTGTCAGCGTTGAGGCCGTGAGCGTTCTCAAAGACTGTGTCCTTGAGCTGATGGAGGTAGCTCAGAGGCTCAGCACCTGCAACGTCAAACTTGCCACCGAACTGAGCGGTTGAGGTTGCGGTGTTGAAGTTGGAGCCGTCAAAGAGGACGTCAGCGGCGCGCTTCTCTTTAGCGAGCTTCATGACGCGCGCGACCTTCTTGACAATGCGCGCCTCCTCAGAACCTGGGTACTGAGAATCAACAATGTCCTCCATCGCGATGGAGTCCTCGGCGCTGTAGATGTCACACTTGTAGGTGAGGCTTGAGCGATCAAAGCCACCAATGCGTGAGCGTGAAGCACCAGGAGCTCGCTCGAGGTCAAGCCCTGCACCCGCGCCCATGAAGTTGCGGCTGTTCTCAAGGAGCAGAGTTCCTGAGCGCTGTGGAACCTTGACGTTCTCACAGACCTTATCAGCGATGAGTTGGCTGTCTGAAGGGACCGCCTCAGCAACCAGGCTAGAGAGAATCTCGTCAACAGGGTGGATATTACGATATGAAGAAGCCATTTAGATCACCTCCTAATTAAGCGAGCGGTGCAAGGCCACGCTGGAAGCAAATGATGATCTGCTCATTAGCTGAGGCGCTGGTCTGGTTGATGTTGGGGAGCGTGAAGCCCACAGGATAGTGGGTTGACACAGCGGCCTGAACCTCACCATCAGTGGTGACAGAGAGGACAGTGTTGGAGGTGAGGGTGAGGCTGCCATTGGCGATGACACGAGTCTCACCAAAGATGACAACGTCAACAGGGTCACCTGCCTCAGCGCCACGCTGAGCCACGCCAATGATAGTGTTGGCGGTTGGGTCGGTTGCAATTGCGACCTTGCCAGCGCTGTCAATCGCGACAAGCGCGAACTCTGTGACAGCTGAGGCACAGATAAAGGACTTAATGATCTGGTTCATAGTGATAACTCCTTAGCTGAACACAGAGTTGTATTGATCGGGGTTTTGCTCACGGAACAAGTTGAGAGCCTCTGAGAAGTTGAGCCCCTTCTCAGTAGCGAGCGCCTTGACCTTCTCAGCGAGGGTGGCCTTGTTGAGCTCCTCACCTGATGCGCCATGGCCAATCTCATTGAGAGGGACTGCGCTTGAAGCTGGGCGCTCGCTGAACATGGTCCAAAACTCAGGCATGGTCTCACGGACGTCCCAAGCGCGCTGAGCTGCACCTTCCTCAGCTGGGCTGACCTTGCCCTCACGGAGAAGGGCGCTGACAGCCTCACGGCGCTCAACGTCACGCTTCTCAGCCTCGATGACCTCAAGGCGCTCTGAGAGTTTGGTGTTCTGAGCGCGTAGCGCCATGACCTCAGCGAGGAGGTTTGGCTCAGCCTTCTCAGAGAGCGTGGCTGGCTCGCTCATCTTCTTGGCCTTGTCGTCCTCAGACTTCTCAGCCATCTCCTCAGGCTTGTCATCCTCAGAGGGCTTCTCAGCCATCTCCTCAGACTCATACTCGCCAGCTAGGGAAGCCTCAGCCTCCTCTGTGAGGTCTTTCATTTTCTGCTCTAGCTCTTTGACCATCGCGTCCTTAGCGGCGAGCGCGGCCTTGAGCTCATCTACGGACATGTTTTCAAAGTCCATTAGTTGCTCCTGTTCGCTTAAAGTGACCCGATCAATCTTTGAATGAGACTGAGCAGGGCGGGGGGTTAGGGTGACAGCGAGGAGCTGGGCGTCACCCACCTTCTCACCACCATCACGAGTGAAGATTTCACCATGTAGGTATTCGGGGGAGCTCCAAAGAACTCCACCAGCATCTTGAACTACCTTTAAACCGCGCTCATTATAAGCGGGGATGGCGTAGAGCCCATCTTCTCTGAGCTCGAGCTCAACGATCATCCCAAGGGCGTTCCCGCTCTCAGGTGGCGCGGGCGTCCCACCTTGGAAGGGTGAGGTGGCATGTTGCCAATCAATGATGACAGGGTCAGCGTCACGGCGCTCACGATAGACCCTGACCATCTCCTCAAGGAGCTCCTTAGAGATTGGAGCGCCAATGGACTCACCACTCATCCGTGAGCTCACTTGACCCAGCGCCAAGGTCTTAAAGGGCTTACCAATGGTCAGACCCTCAGGGACATCATAAGAGGGAACAGCGCTAAGCTGTACAGCCTCGCCATAAGCCCTCAAGGTTGCTTTCTTATCTGCGGCGTTCATTTGGTTCACCACCTTTCGCGCCCATGAATAGCCAGCGTCTCCACCCCATCCGTCCCACGCTTGGCGCCCCTTGCCATAGCTCTCCCAAGTAGAGCCCTCCTTGTCGATCTCATGGCGGGTGAAGTAAGCCAGCATGCGCCTGACTGTTTCAGGGCTGAGGTTCTTACCTGCTATGAGGTCACGAGCGCGGGCTATGCCTACAGGGGTCATCCCCCTTTGGCTCTGTGGCTTCTGTGCTCGCCTCCTAAGCGCGCGCTCAGCTGCCTTCTTAGCTCCCTCAGGTGGCTTGAAGTCAATGTGACTATACTTCTGAGGTGCCATGAGCTCAGCCTTAGCCTCAGTCTTTTGAGGGTGGCCACCAGGTAGTAAGTCAAGGTCACCTGTGTAAGCTTCCTTGCGTTGACCTGTACCCACTAGCTTGAGGAAGGCTTTGACCCTGCCATATGCCCATTGATTCCTAGTCATCCCTGGGCGATGGCTAACACTAAAAGCACCCGCGCCACGCCTGAACACAGCTTTGAGTGAGCCTAGGTCAACCTTTTTAGACTTGGCTTTGTAGCGGTCATTGTGCTTGTCCACCATGCCCTGAAGCGCGCGCGCCACGCTCTCACTGATCTCAATCCCGCCACGCTTGCCTGAGGCTGAGCCCTTAGGGTTGGTCTTAGAGCCTTTGATCTGATCACGCTTAGGCGCTGGCGTTTGGGCTTTGGTCCTAGCCATGCTTACGCCTCCTAATGGCGGCCTCAGCGAGCGCAGCCACGCCACCACCTGAGCTAGCGGCGCTGACGGTTCTCTCTAGCGCAGATCGCTGTGCTTCCTCTGGTAGATCGCCAGCTCCTAGACGCTCCCTTATGGCGCGCTCTAGTTCGTTGTCGGGCGTGAGAAGCCCTGAGGTGACTAGCTGTGGAAGCATGGCTAAAGACTCTGCCAAGTCGTCTGTGTCTAGTCCTGTGTGGACTAGCCTTGGAAGCTTGGAGGGGTCTACAGGTCCATAATTCCATCGAATCAACCTTCCTATGGTTCCACCACCACGACGGTCCACGCCGCTAATAGCAGAGGCCACAACATCACAGAGATTGATAGCAGCTCGCCTGAATACACTTAGATGCACCTCACCCACTGAGCGCGCTCCTGTGTCAGTTATGCCTAGGTTGGCGAACTGAGCCAGGAAGGCTTGGCTGATTTGGTTGTCACACTCACGGATGATGTCCAATGGACCCTGAGCATATAGGTTAGGCGTGGCGGCGTATTGGTCAAAGCTCACCACAGGGTTATCAATGAGGTAGCTCTGCTCAGCTGCAAGGAACGCCTGAGCTTGAGCCTCTGCCTCATCAATCATGGCGTTGATGTCTGAGTCAGTCAGGCCTTGGAGCTCCGCCACCGACCTGTCCACCTTGACTCTTGGTGTGGGGACCGCCCAGCGGTCGACGCCAACACACATGAGGTTTGACACCTTCTGTTTGGTACGCCACCACCACCACACAGGGCGCAACATACCAGAGCCCTCAAAGTTAGAGCCTGTACGGTTGAGGGTGAGGAGAAGGAGCTTGTTAGCTGGGATAGGCTCAGGAACCTTACCCACGCCCACCACATGCTGAAGCACTCCGTCAAGCTGTTGGTTGTCACGGCTCAACCACCTCAAGTGAGCGCTTGGCTCACGGTCAGCGTAGAGGTCAAGCCAGACTTTGACCTTGCCCTCATAGTCAGGTCCAACCTTGTAGACCTCCTCAGCGTAGCGATAACCAAGGGGGACAAACTCAAGGAGATAGCTGAGCTGTTCCTCAAAGCTTTGGCTCATCTGCCCAGCGTAGCCATCAAGCCCAAACGCCTCATTACCAAAGCGGGCGAGCTCATCACAGACAGCGTCACCTTCCATGGCAGACTCAAAGCGCCAGGTTGCACTGAGGAGAGTTTGGCGTAGCATATGCCATGAGCGCCTGACCACAGGGTCAGTCCTCAGCATATCCTCAGCCTCCCTCACCCAATTGAGCCCTGTGAGTGAGGCGTTGCGCTCATAGCCTGAGATCATCCCACCACTGAGCTGTGTTCCTGTGATACCTCTCACAGAAAAGCGAGGGTGGAGCGCTCGCATATGGCGAGGCGCTTCCTCTTGGTCAGCTTGGTAGTCTAGCTTTCTCATGAAGCCTCTGAGATGTCAGGCGGTTCTATCCTCCATCAATCGTCGAGCTTCTCCATCACGTCAGCTTTAGTGTCAGCATAAAGCGCTGAGTTGTCAAGCCTTGTCTGTGGCCATGCACCTTGAGCTTTAAAGATGCTCAAGTCAATCTCACCTTGGTCTGTGCATGTGGCCTTGTATCGCCCCATGTAGAGGTGGGGCTTGTCAGTCTCTACCCAAGTGAAACACCGCTCACAGTAAATATATTTCTCTAAATAGGAAGTCACTTCCTATTTGTCCTCATATCGGCTGAGCTCCCTAGTCAGGTACCACAGCGCCTTCTGCAAGTCCTCACGCGCATCACCCTTATGGCCAGCGCGCGCCACATACTTGACCACGTTACCCAAACAGAAGCCAAGACCCCAAGCCTCCACAGCGTCAATGACCTCTACTCCACTCTGAGCGTGGTAGTGAGATGGATGATCAACGGCGCTGAGCTCCTCATCAGCTGTCAGGTCTACTCTACTGAGGAGGTCAGTGTGGTATAGGACGTGATCTTCTGGCTCTAAGCATGGATGCTCAGCCATTGTTGATCTGCTTTCTAAGAGCCTCAACTTGGCCCTCAAGTTTGAGGAGCTCATCATGGTAGTCATCCAATCTCCCAATGATGTCCTCCTGCTCTTGGCGCTCGAGGTCAAAGCGCTTGTTGACGAACGTCCAAAGCATATACATGAGGCCCACAGTAACAACAGCCACAAGGTTGCTGGGGTCTAAGACCTTCTCAATGAGGCTAGGTGGAAGGGCGGTAGGGTCAGCCATTAGAAGCTCCTTGAGTTGGTAGAGATGCCAACCTTTCTATCTCTGCTAGGTCGGCGCCTTGGAGTATACGCTGAGCGCTGCACAGCGTCAGCCCAATAATGGAAGATGCAATCATAACGCAGAGCGTCAAGAGGGTCCTCACGCCCATCCTTCTTAGGTTGCTCTTTAGAATCCCACGCATAGCTGAGGAGCGCCTTCCTTAAACTGTTACCTATAGCGCGCTCGCCCTTGTCCCAGACCTCCTTGGTGATGAGGTAGCGGTTGCGAGCAAAGGCGCGCTTGAGTCGTTGGACCCCATTGAGGATGTCCACCCTCACAGGGTCTGTGGTGTGTCTCAGAGTCATTCCAAGGCCACCCGCTCCCACCTCCTTTGACATCTCACGGAAGGCTGAGCGCCCTGTGTGGTCTGATCTAGCCTTGCCTGCTTTGTCAGCCACTCCACTATCAAGCCATATCCGTGGCCCAGGGGCTGAGGCTTTATCTGAGCGAGGCCACGCCACCCTAAGAATCATCTCACACAGCTGAGCTATGGTGACCTCCTGTGGGTTGATCTCATGAGCGATGATTGACGCCTCACGCTCCTCATCAAACACAATGATCAGAACGCTTGGCTTTCTGAAGCCCCAATCTATAGCCACGCGCGCGGTCATCTCCTCACGATAGGTGAAGTCATCTATCACATGACGTGAGCTGTCGAACTCTTGATAGACCAAGCCTGAGGGAGGCTTAGGCTTATTCATCACCATGGCCTCACGCTCATCCTCAGGGAGAAGCTTGGTAGCTTCAAACCACTCAGCGCTGAGGTTGTTTTGGTTTACATAGGAGGTGAAGAGGAGGGGATGGATGCCAGCTGACTCAGCCATCTGACACCACCAAGCGTCAGCCACAGGCAGGCCTACCAAGATGAGGGTGGGTGTTGGCCCTGACCTCAAGCGCCCCAAAGCCTTATGAGCTACCTCAGCGCCAAGGGTCTGACACTCATCAATGAGCGCCACGCCTGAGGTGACATTGATTCCCTCAAGGGGATTATGTGAGGCGTCCCTTGTCCCTGGTCGATAGTAGGAGCGACAGAGGACCGCTGAGCCTGTGTGGTTGTCAGTCCATTTGTGAAGGGTGTGGTTGTAGGTCCACCCTCTTGGAGCTAGCCACTTTTCGATCTCAGGCATTAGCACAGAGTTATAGCGTGGCGTGGTGTCTGTGATGAGGAGGGAGGTGGTCCCTGGTCGAATCTTAGCCACAAACCACAGGGCGAAAATCAAGGAGCTCGTCTTACCTGAGCCCCATCCACAGCGCGCCGCGATGATCTTATCCTTACGCCTGATTCCCCTGATGATCTCACGTTGGAGGTCATTGAGGATAAAGTCTTTGGATGCTTCCTCACTCATGGGAGCTCCTAGCTCTCTTCAATTAACTTAATCAGCTCGGCTTGGTTGATTCTGAGCTTTAGCTTATGCGCTCGCTTGGTGTAGCCCCTTATCACGCCAAGCTCTGCCAGCTCCCTCAGAGCACACCTGACTGTGGTCATGCCCACACCCTCCTCAAGCCAAGGCTCAATCTGACTGAGGAAAGTGGTTGGCTCATAAGGCCACTCAAGCACACAGTTGAGCACAGCCTTCTGAGCTTTGGTGAGCCCTGATGTCCTGATGAGCTCGATAAGCTGACCGCTGGTCATCTCAACCTGAGGAGGGAGAGCGGGCTGAGGAGGGGTGACAGGCTGAGGCTGGCTGACCTTCTTAGGTAAGCTCACCACGCTGAAGAAGTCATAGGGGTTGACCATGCCTGACATCGCGCGGTCGAGCTCAGCCAAGGAACTCCAGAACCCGCGCCCCATAGGGGTGTGCATCCCTCCTGTGTCCCTTCCCCATACCATGAACACGCTAAAGGGCTGAGAGTGGTGGAGAGTAGTGCTCTGTGGTGGCGCTCGATAGATGCCAAGGGCTACCACCCACAGGGCGTCAGCGCTTTGAGCTGCCTGTTGGAGCTCAAGGAGGCGTGAGCCCATCCCCTCTAAGACCTGACCCATGACGTCATAGGGCTTTGAGACGTCCTCAAGCTTGACGTAGCGGGTCTTGACCTCGAGCGCCGCCACCACCTCAGCGTCACGCTTGGCTAAGATGAGGTCGCAATACTTACCAGGGTCAGGCCATTGAGGGTGATGAGCCTCAAGCGGGTGAGGTGTTTCATGGAAGTTACCCCACCGCGCGCTCTCAATGATGCTGATGAGTAAGCCCTGAAACCTGTTATGGATTCGCGTGGTGGCTGTTTTCATGTCCTGCTCAGTCCAAGCTGGGGCTAAGACAGGGCGGTTGATTTTAAGAGGGTGGTGTGTCATATCTGTCCTTGGCTGCTTGTAGCCTTCCCCATGTGGAGCTCCTTGAAGGTGTGGACATGTGAAGCATGGGGAAGGGTGTGAGCTTTAATCTTCGTCTGAGTCTATGATCTCATTAGTCTGCTCAATCATAGCGATGACCTCAGGAATCCCATCAGCCTTCTTAGCTGTGATCTCTACTTCCTTCTTATCACCATACTCCTGAGGGAATCGGCGAGCCATCATCCAAGAGATGGCGCGCCAATCCTTATCATCACTCTGTGAGATAGCCTGCATCATGTGGACCTCCATGGTCCCAAGGCCCTCATTCTTAGCTTCCTCTACAAGGCTCCTGATCTCTGGCTCCTTATCCATCCACTCATAGAGTGATGATATTGGGAAGCGAGATGAGCCACAGGCGCCTCTGATTGATTGACCATCTCTAAGGCGCTCAATGAGCTCTATGAATCTAGGGTCCTCATGCGCGCGCGCGTTAATGTTCCGTGTCTCCTTATTAAGAGCCTCAACGTCACCCGCCTCACGCGCCGCTAAACCCTTCAGATCATCTGCTGTTTTACTCATCTAGGTAGTCCCTGAGCTTTGCTCTCATTCGCCTCATCCCAGCGTGGATGGTGTTGTAATTTATACCATGCTCTCTGGCTGTGTCCCTTATCCTGAGATTAGAGTGATTCAACAGGTGATTCATGGCCACAGTCTCAAGTGGGCTCTTGGCTAGGCCCATGAGGTGAGCTTTGTCCATCTCGTGAATCCACTCAGCCTCTTGGTTGCGCCTGTCGCTCCATAGTGTTGAGCGCTCATTGATGTGAGCCAAGGCGGTGGTCTGTAGGTTGCCTCTGTGCTTTGAGCCTCTGAGGTGATTTAGAGCGCGCCGCTTCATTGTGCTCATGATGGCTGCGTCGAAGTCCTTATCAAGCCTGATGAGCTGATAGCCTCGATCTAACATATAGATGCAAGTCTCAGAGTAGACCTCTTCAGCGTCCCATATCTCAAGGTTGTAGTTGCGCTCTACAAAGCTGACCAAATAGTCACGCATGGCTACTAGGCGGTCACCCATCAATCTCTGTCTTTCAATCTCATCCATCAAGTTAGTCCTCTCCCCTAGGGAGCTCCATCAATTCAAGGCCATGAGCTCCCATCAGGTGACCAGGTGGCTGGTCCTTGGTTGCTTATGGCGTTGCGCTCGCTCGATTGCTTAGAGCTGACAAATTGCCAAGTGTCGACCACCACGTCAACGTCTAGCTGTTTAACGCCATTCTTTTCCCATGTGTTGGTCTTGAGCTTGCCTGTGATGGCGAGCGTGTCACCCTTCTTCACATGGTTGAGGATAGCCTCAGCGGTGCGCCTGAAGGCCACACAATTAAACCATTGGGTGTCCTTTTCCCCGCCCTTCTTTCGTGAGTCCACAGCCAAGCTAAACTTAGCTATTCCACCATCAGCCCCGCGCGCCTCTGGGTCCCTGCCAACGTTGCCAATCAAAATGATATGGTTCATAGTCTCTCCATCAATGGGGTTAGTGAGGAGCAGAGAGGAGGCAATATGGCCACCCTCAAGCCCTCGGTCCCTTAACACATGAGAGGCTTACATGATGGAGAATCATAAATCAACAGGTGGAGGTGGCGTGACATTGGTTGACGTGATGGGTGACCCCCTGAGCGTGGTCAATGCGGCGCGCGTGAGCCTTGGCAAGCGCTCAAAGGAGATGGATGAAAAGGACTGGAAGCTGATTCACTATCTGTGGATTCATGAGCACACGTCTCCTTTTAGGCAT